GAAAGGTATGGTGATACATTCCCAGAAGGATCATTTAGTATCACTCCTAAAGAAAAGAAGAAAGAATATATAAGTCCATATGAAAGAAAGCATGGTAAGAAACATAACCCATTAGAGGGTATAGATTTTGGATCTTCCTATAAGACAAAACCTTTTGTACCTGAGGAAGAAAATAAAGGTGTAGAGTCAGACAACGAAAGATATGGAGACACAATGCCAGAGGGTGCCTTTGGTATTGGATCTAAGAAGACAGATACAGCAAAGAAGAAAAAACCTTGGTGGAAGTTTGGATTTGAAGAGGGTGGATATAGACCACCAGAATACCTTTTTGGATTTGTTAAAAGGATATTTAAAGGTGTTACTAATGTTGTAAAAGGTGTTGTTAATACTGTAAGTAGCGTTGTAGGTTCTATAGCAAAGGTTGCTATGCCTATCTTAAGTGTAGCAGCACCATTTATCCCTGCATTAGCACCAATTATGCCATTCATGCAAGCAGCGAATGCTGTATCTGCATTTGCGTCTGGTGATATCATGGGAGGTATCACTGGTGGTCTAGGTGCATTAGGTGGATTCTTCCCTAAAACTTTTGGTGCTGATTCTGCCTTTGGTAATTTCATGTCTAATAATCCATTTGGTAAAGCAATAGGTGGATTTATGACTGGTGGTATATCTGGTGCTCTAGGTAGTCTTACCAGTTTCTTACCTCAAGGTTTCCAAGACTTCTTAGGTGGTATTGGTGGATTTATGAATAAATTTCCTGGAATAGGAGGTATAATAAGTGGAATACCTGGTTTAGGTGGTATATTAGGATCATTCGGAGTGACAGGTATGGATGGTGCAGGATTCTCTCCATTGAGTTTGTTTGGTGATGTAGCAGAGAGAATGGGATTTGGTGGTATATTTAAGACAGTGACTGGTATGATATCAGGTGGTGGACCTAATGCTATTATGGAGGGTATTCGAGGTATGGCACCTGAATTAGGTGTTAAACCTGAGGCATTGGGTATATTTACTAATAGAGGTACAAACTCACGTAGTAATCACTTAGATAGTAAATCAAATTCAATGTCAAAAGCATATGCGATGCAATCTCAGTTAGAGTTTATTCCTATGCCTATGATTATTGAGAAATTGACTCCTATTAAAGTAGCAGTTCCTGTTGGAGGGCAATAAATACTAAGTATGAACGTCTCACCAACCAAAATTAATATTTACAAGTTTGTCTCCACAACAGGGATAGCTGCGGCTAGTGATGCAAAGAAACAAGAAAAGGCAACTATAGGTATACAAACAAAACAAGTTGAAGCAATAAACCAACTTGGTGGAGTAGTTAATGGTATAGCAGGGAGTCTTGTTAAGATAGAAGCGATAGAAATAGCACGTGCAAAAGCACTAGCAAAGAAATCAACAGAATTTGAACCAGAATATACAGAAGTCAAAAAACAAAAATTTACATTTGTAGGAAAATTATTAGAAGCATTTAAAGCACCTAATTTCCTAAAAGGTTTGTTGCAGATGCTTGGTGCTCTCTTCAAAATGTTAATTGGAATACCTGTCTTGAAATGGTTGGCAGATGAGAAAAATCAAAAAACGATAGTAAATACGTTTAAAATAATATATGGAGTATTCAAGGCAATTAGTTCGTTTATTGCTAGTGCTTTTGTTACAGGTATCAATAGTCTTGCAAAAGCATTGAGGGGTGGTGAAAATATGAGCACTTGGCAAAGAGTGCTTGCGTTTGCCAAGGGTATAGTAGCGTTTGGTGCCATAGTTGTAGGACTTAAGTGGTTAAATCCTCTTAGGATAGGTAAAACTATGAAGGAGATTGGTATGATCTTCAAAGGTTTTAATAATGCACTGTTTAATTTTAGAAACGCACTAAGAGCAAGAAGAGGTTTAAAAGCACTTAAACATGGAGGAGGACTAGGAGGTTCAAAATTCTTACGCAGAGCACCAGGATTTACAAAAGGTGCATTAATCACTGGTGGTATACTCACTGTAGGTTCTATGGTGATGGGTGGTGATGCTGAGGCAGCAGAAGAGGGAGGAGAAGAAGAAGGAGGAGAAGAAGTCCCAGAAAGAAAAATGGGAGGACCTATAGGTAAGGCAAATATAGGAAGAATTGTACCACAGCAGGGTGGTCTGATTAGAGGTCCTGATACTGGTTATCCAGTTTCAATGGATGGAGGTAAAAGTACATCATTCATTGGTCATGGTACTGAAAAAGTCGTAGGTGACAAAAAGGGTGGTGGATATGTAATACCTATCAATAATGCTGCAACAAGAGCAAATCCATATTTAACAGCTTATAATGAAGCAGCAGCTGCAGGTTTGGGTATGTCAGGTGCAATGCCTCCTGAGATGTTCATAGGTGGTTTATTTAAAGGTGCAGGTAATCTATTAAAAGGTAGAACTTGGGGTGGTGCTCAAAGGATGGGTACTCAAGCAAACTTTGGAACAGGTAGAGATGGTGGATTTGGAACTGGTACGCATGGTAGTGGATGGCCAAGTGCATGGGATGGTAAACCAGTAGGAGGACAAACTAACTCACCAACTAAGAAACCTGGTTTATGGGGTCAGATCGGAAACTTCTTGACTAAGGGTGATGGTCAAACCAGTGGTGCTGCTATGATAGGTAGGATGTTTGGTAATGAGCAAGCTGGTGCTTCGATTGGTAATATCATGGGTATATTCCAAGGTGGTGGTAGTGGTGAAAATGGTAAGGCAACTGGTTGGGATATCATAAAAGGTATTGGTGGTGTTGCAGGTAATTTCTTAGGTGGATCTAAGGCAGGTGGTTGGATCAATACTGCAATGGGAATAGGTGACATATTAAAAGGAGACGGAAACTGGGCATCTAAATTTAGAGATATTGCAGGAAACTTTGGTGGTACAATAGCAGATCTAATTGGTGGTAAGACAGGAGCTGCTATTGGTGGTTTCATGAACTCATACTTCAATGGAACTGCAGGTAGTATTGGAGAAATGATAAGTGGCATGGGAACACAGGCAGGTACAGGTCGTATCGCAGATGCTGCTAATCATCCTGGTTACTCTGGTGGAATGGGTGTCACTGATCCAGATGGAGGTATAAAAGCTGCTAAGATCCTTGGTAGACAAATGTTGAGTAGAGGAATGACAGTATATGGTCATCCTAATTTTAAAAATAATAAATTCTCAAAAGAAAATGCTGCAAATGAAAAAGGATATGATCCTAGTGGAAGACAACCTGTAGGTGGAGGACCTTTCCACTCTCAAGGATTGGGATTAAACATTGCTGACTATAGATCAGGTGATTATGGTGCAAGATTAAGAAACCTTGCTGACTTCTTAAGAGGTCAGATTGATACATTTAAGATTGTACAAGTTATATACGATAAGTGGGGTATGTGGTTTGCAGGTCAGAAAGAAAAGAAAGGACCTTCTAAGTATGGATATCCAGATTCTATTGGTGTTGGAGTTGCTCCTAAAACACCTGAAGAAACTACAGGTGTAGGTTCACAACAGGCAGTAGCAAATAGTCAAAGGACTATAATGAAGAATGCACTAGAAGGTGGTGATGGATCTGTAGGTGATGCTGCATTAAACATTAGGAAGGTATTAAATCAAGCAGATGCTGCAGATAAAGGTGCAAAAAAATCTGATTTTGGTGGTAATTTCTTTATGGATTTACTTAGCAAAGGAGAGAACACTAAAATTAGTGATGCTTTTATGAAATCTAGTGATCAGAAGAAAGGTTTAGATGCCTTTGCATTAGCACAAGATAATGAAGGACTAACTAACTTCTTATACAAAAAAGGTGCAAACGAAGAACAGGCAACTAACTATATGAATTTAATTGATGGTGACCTGTTTACAAAAACTCCTCTGTTTAATAATGATGATAAATTCTCTTTCTCAACTAACTTTAAGATTGGTAATAGTTTATATACTAAAGATGATGGTAAATCTGCTACAGATTTTTATGCTAAGAAAAATATGGGTATCACAGACAGTGAGGCTACCCAGAGAAAGAATAATCAACAGGAAAGAAATAGAGGTGTAGCATTCTCAACTAGCAAAAAAGATGGTGAAAGTTTAATATCTAAAGCACCTAAGACTCAATCTCCTGTAAGTCAAGCACAAGGTGCAGGATCAAATACTAACTCTGATGATAAACAAAGAGATTACTACAATAAAAAAGCAGCAAAGGAGAGAGTTCATGCTACTAATGCTATGCATGAAAAGATTCAAGTAACTATTCAAACAGCATTAGCAGCAGTTCAAGCACATAATAGTGGAGTTCAAGCAACGGTTAAGTCTGAGAACCAAAAAGTTCTTCAGATGCAGAAAGCTGCTAGATCAATGGTAGAAAAAGTAAAAGCTCAGAATAAACGAGGTTCTGGTGCTAGAGGAAACCAAAACCAATCTGTCATGGGTTAAATTATGCCAAGTACAATAAGAAAAAGTTCTATACAAATATCCAGACCTGGTGAGGCACAGTATCGTCTTAGCATGTATAGAGATGGTGAAAGATTACAGAACAAAGAAGGTGCATTTGATCTAATAACTTTTTGTAGAGGTTGGGAGATATATGAATCTATAGAATTGCATACAATGGAAGCTGAGTTTATATTTGAAGATGCAGCAGGTTTAATGGGTGCATTAACAGGCACAGAAGTATTCAAGTTAGAAATACAAAGTTTTCCAGTAGATAGAACATATTACTTTAGGTCATATGGGATATATGATAGGATAAGAGCAGGACAAACTAATGAAGTATATTTTATTAAATGTTATAGTGACGAGTTCATGAAGAATGAATCTGTCAATGTGTTTGGTAATTCAGAGGTTATATTTAATAATAATGCAAAAGCAGAAAATATTATTGAGACATTAGTAAAAGATAAAAATTATATTGGATCTTCAAAAAGACTTTTTACTGAGGAAACACTAAATGAACATTCATTTATTGCACCTAATTGGAGACCATTTGATGTTATACCTTGGGTCTTGTTAAGAACTATTCGTAAATCACAAAAAGGTGGTAGTTTACAGAATGGTTTTGTATTCTTTGAAAATTCTCTGGGATTTCATGCAAAATCATATGATAAAATGATTGAGGACATAGAAAAACAAAGGGAAAACTCTGAAACAAGTCCTATCACAGGACAAGCAAAGATGTATCAATATGTTCATGATATAAAAAATACAGAAAGTCCTATTGATAATCAGTTCTTGATTGACTCAGTTGTATTTCCTGATGAGGCAACAACTATGACAAACTTGAGACATGGGATATATTCTGGTTATAGTGTTGGATTTGATCCTGTATCAATTACATCATCTAAGATGGGATTGAGTAAAGATATGTCAAGCACAGCATATAATTATAGTCTTGAAGATATATGGCCAAGAATGGCACATTTAAACGCAGGTAAATCTGTAAATCCATTGGTTAATATGGATACTGATGTTAGAAATCATATGTACAAACCGAAAAGAATTAGATACTGTGGTTTGCCTAATCAATCATTTGACCCTAAGTTTCAGAATAATCCTCAAGCGTCTTATGAGCAACTTGCAGAACTACAAGCGTACAGGTATATACGGAAAGCAACACTCAATCATATCAATCTTAAAATCAGAATACCTGGTAATTTAGATTTGTATCCTGGTTCTGGTATTGACATTATAATTCCTAGTATTGCTAAGTCTGGTGGTGGATTTGGAAGAAGTACAAGTATTGATCGTAAGTATAGTGGGCGTTACCTGATAAAGACCTTGACGCATTCAATGACTGAAGATATAATGAATACAGACTTAGAATTGATGAAAGACTCAATTTTAAGATAAATAGTTCTGTATCACAGAGGTACAATATGAAAACAATAGAACAACACATCCAATACGACAAAGATCTAATCGAAAATCCAATGTCATCACCTGCAGCACGCAGACATGCAAAAGCAGAACTTCATGAACTTGAAGAGTATGCAGAGCATCATAAGGCAGAAATCGAAGCAGGAGATCATCATGATCCTAATGCACTAGAAATTTTCTGTGACTTACATCCTGATGAACCAGAATGTTTAATTTATGACGATTGATGACTATCTTTTAGGTCATTGGCACAACAGACAGCAAGCACAAAGTAATCCCCATTGTTTTTCTCAATGTGAGATAATATGGGAAAAAGAAGGGGATTTTTTTGTTTCAAGGAACTTTTATAGATCTCAAGAGCATAATCCATATAGACATAAAAGACATAAATGGGTACAAACGTCCTCCACGACAGGTATCATGGAGAACTATCGCCTTGACTTGACAAGACATGAAGAATGTGATATGATGTTTACGTTTCACGATGAATCGTGGCATGGTAAACTAGATAGTACGAGATGCCTCGGTGAACGAGGCAATCGTATTGTTTCAGAAATACATTTATATGGTGACAAACTTACTTCAAAGGATCAAGGGTTTGACGATAAAGGAAATGTCGTTTGGGGTTCTCCTAATCTGTTTCATTTCCTTCGGCATTAATGCTTGTACAGCACCAGTGACAGATCCTACTCCTAATCCCTCAACATTATGGAAATTAAAGAAAAATTAAGAGCACAGGTCAAAAGTAAATTTTATTATTGGTTCTGGGGACTTGCTACTGTATCAGTATTTGCAGGACAAATGTACGTTGGTAGTGGGTATCGTAGAATGGCAGAGACACATGAACAGATTTCTGCAGATTTGAACTTATTAGTAAAGGTTCTTATCACACCTATGACTAGACAAAATCCTAGATATTATTAAGGAAACCTAAAAACATTATAAAATATTGGTGTTTTGTTAGGGTTTCATGATAAAATAGTATCAGCAAATACAAAACAATATGAGTGGAGACGCTAGAACAGCACTAAACGAACAACCAGTAATTTTTTACTCAGAACATATGACTGAGACGAAAGAGGTCTTAATCCGTATGCATATGAAAGAAGAAACAGTTATCATAAAACCTTGGAGAACAGGAAGTCGATTACAGGGATAAATAATAAAAAGACTGTGTAAATAAATGGCATCGACCATTGATGGTATATTTAACGAAAGAGAAGTAAACTTTGTCGGTAAAGACGGTTTCTTTTGGTGGGTTGGTGAGGTTGAAGACAACGAAGACCCTATGGAACTTGGTAGGGTAAAAGTTCGTATCCTTGGATTTTATACAAACTTTCAAGGAGGAACAGTAGCAGACTTACCTTCTACTGCATTACCTTGGGCAACAGTATTACAACATACGTCACAGGCAGGAAATGACGGACAGGGAGAATCGTCTGGTCAACTCCAACCTGGTGCTATTGTTATGGGATTCTTCATGGATGGAGAACATGCACAGATGCCTATAGTATTAGGTGTGATGAGAGTTAATAAATCAGATGCAACTAAAAAGACAAGAGACTTTGCTTTTACAGATCAAAAAATACCAACAGGTGTAGCACCTAATAGTTCTGCTATACATCCTGGCGATAAAAATATAGGAAACCCATTAGCACCATTAAGACAAAGTACAAACAATACAGTAGGAATACCTGGTTCAACTACAACTATAATCGGTGGTAGTGGATCTCCAAAAAACATAGGATCATTTAAAGACATAAACGGTAGTTATGCTAACCCAATCAAACCATTAGACCCTACACAACCAATACCTGCAGCGAATGGTGTTGGTGGTCCTTGGAAAACATTGGAATATAAACTATCATATCTCATAGAAGATCTTGCTAATACTGCTGCTACTCTAGTCAAGGCAGAGGGTGGAGAGTATCTTGATTTAGTAAGTGGTAAGTTAATTACTAAGGCAGAGTTGACAATTAATATTTT